ATTTATTGGCGCGGAGAAGAGGATTTGAACCTCCGGACGGGTATTAGCCGTCACACGATTTCCAATCGTGCGCCTTAAACCGCTCAGCCATCTCTGCATTACTCTAACATTGTACTTAAAGCCGAGAAAAAAGGCAAGCCATTTTCAGGCTGTTTTTGCAAATTCCGTATTCAAAATTTCAAAAACCCTATTCAATAGGGCAAAAATAGGCTAAAATAGCCCAAAAATGCGGTATGTTTGGAAATCGTGTTATGGGCGACCATACAAGGGTTCAAATCCCTTTCTTCGCGCCAAATCAGTAAAATTCAATATTTTTGATATTGTTTTGTCCCCCGATTCCGTGTTTTGGAACACCCCGAACACGATAAATCGGGGGATTTTTCGTTATTTTTTGGGTATATTTTGGGTATGAGCGGTTAGAAAACTATCTATCAACTGCAGTATTTCGGCATATTTACCCTTATAAATGACCGTTTTCTCGTCTTCCGACAAATCGCCGCGTAAAAAAGTCGCCTTATCGAGTTGCTCAGGGTGGGTATAGTACTTTAAAGTAGTTTCAATGTTGGAATGCCCCATCCAAAGCGAAACGGTTTTAACGTCTATTTTATTACAGCAGATTTGAATAGTGCCGAACGAGTGGCGCAGGTCGTGAAGTTTATGGTCCATTCCTAATTCTTTCATAAACTTACTGAACACACCATCTGCGGCCCGCTCGGTAAAAGGGAAGTAACGACCTTTCTTGTTGGGGGTAAGAGTAGAGAGCAGTTTTTCAACGAACGGAAATAAAGGAATTTGTCTAAGCGATCCGTCGGTTTTGGTGCCGTTCACTTTTAAGAGCTTTTCTTCCATATCCGCGTCCAAAAAAATAACGTCAAGACCCTCATTTCTTCGACTGCCGACCAAATATGTAAAAATATAATAGCATTTAAGCTGGTAGTTGATTTTCTCGTCCGCAAAAAGCCTTTTGAAATATCGCGCTTGCTCGACAAATGAAAAGGACGTGCCCATATTCGTATCATGCTCCATTTTTTCAATGGCGGTGCAGGGGTTTACCGTTAAGAGCGATTCCGACACTGCGTATTTGAAAAGGTTGTTGAGCATTCCCTGAATAATCTGGCGTTTCCTTGTCTTATCTATCGCAAAAAGGAAGTCCTTAATGTCTTTCGCCGTGTACTCGTTGAGTGGCTTATCAAAGCCTTGCTCAATTATGTACTTATAGTTGTACTCAATTCCCTTTAAAGTGTTTTCTGCTCGCTTTTGGCTCTGTTTATAAGGCAAGTAGCGTTGCGTATAGAATTCCGAGAGTAAAGGGAATTTTTTCTTATTTTGCTGTTGCGGTAATTTTCTGTGGCTTTTCAGTGCCCGAATTTTCCTTAATAACTTTTCTTTTATTTCATTTTCGTCCCTCCCGTAAGTCGAACCGAGTTGTTGGTTACGGAATTCAATCAGCCCGTTTTCACGTTCGCGGACTGAGCCTTTGAGTTTGAGTTCAATTATCATTTCTTTTATCACCTCAATTAAAGGTTTTACCGAAACGATATTTTGCGACCCATTCTCTACCTGAGTAAAAGAGTTTAACGATTCTGCTGCATTAAAGATACCACCAAAGTCTTGCGCGTCCTGTTGCCCGGCAGTATAGCCTAAAATAGCTATGACGGCTGTGTTTATGCCCTGCGAGGCGGCAGAAATGGCTTCCGAATTTTTGGCAATGTTCGATAAGCAGTCTTTGATAAATTGGTTCATTTGTATAATTTCCTCCAAAAATAAATTCGTAAGGGAAATTATACTTTAATCGAGTAATCGGCTCAATAAAGCACGGCGGTGGGGTAGTTTAAACAGCTGTCGATTTGGATTCGCCTGATATTTTCAGTGCGCCATTACTTACATAAACCCACATTGATTCAAGGTCGCTTGAACCTTTAATGTTTCTATTTGCGAGCCAGTCGGGTCCAGTAGGTCTTTCCCTTACTTCATTTAGACTGCAAGTAGAGTAGGTTTTGTACATTTCCGAAAAAATACTGTCACAATTCGGAACGTACAGCGTATCCTTGTTCAAATCGTATATGGACTGCGTGCCGGGACTGTATATGACCGAAATGTATATCTGACAACGGTTGCTATAATCTTTCAACACAATAAAGTTCTGCGCCGACACCGCGATAGCTTTCAAGTCACCCTTTCTTTTCTCGTTTGACAGTTCGAGCCATTCAGAAAGGGGCTTATCTTCAATATTAAATTCAATGCAGAACTTCGGAAGCGTATCGTCCGTCATATCGAAAGAGAAAAGGCTAACCTTTGTTTCCGAATTCATTGCGTAGGTGCCGTTTTTCTTATCGAGTGAAAGGTACTTGGCAAATTCAGCTTGCAAGCTATCGTCATTGTCTGTACAGCCAGCAAATAAGAGTGTAAGAGTAGCCGACAGCACAGCAAAAGCAACAATTAACAATTTCTTAAACATAGATTTCATACTTTTTACCCCCGTTAAAAATTAGTAGCCGACAATGGCTTGAGTATTTATACCTTGCCCATTCAACATTCCTATCGTTCTGGCAAGTAAAAACGTCTTCTGGTTCTCGTTCATTACATTGTAGAGCTTTGTGAAGTCTATAAAATTCTTTTCCGAGAGCAGAGAGCCGAACTCGCTAACAAACTTTTCGGCAATATCATAAGCAGGTCGTTCCGTAAGGGACGACTTTTTTTCTTGCACTTCGTGACCCAAAAGGAAGTCAACCGATACACCAAAGTAGTCCGACAGCTTAACAAGTGCATCTACCGAGGGGCGTGCCTTTCCGCTTTTCCACGCCTGAATGCTTGCATTCGATAAATTAGCCGACGATTCTAACTGGCGGGCGGAAAGTCCGCGTTGTGTCATAAGTTCGATAATGATTTCAGTTGCTTTATCCATAGTAATTCTCCTAAAAAAATAATTTAGGAAAATTCCTGCAAAAATAGTTGACAATGCAGGAAAGTTCCTATATAATGATAACCAAGGTTATCAAAAAAGACGATAACCAAAACCTACCACCCCCGAAAACGCAAAGTGGGGGCAGTTTATTGGCAAGTAGGCTTTTTTGATAATTCTTTGTAGCGAAAGTATTTTACCACAAAAGTCCCTACTTGTCAATAACCGATAGGTTATCAAAAGCACATTTTAAAGGAGGAAGTTCAAAAAAATGGCTGTTTCCGACAGACTTAAAACAGCAAGAGAAAAGAAAGGCTTAACTCAAAGAGAAGTAGCCAGAGCAATAGGTGTTTCTCAGCCTGCTTACTGCAATTTTGAGAGCGGTTACAAAGTACCTTCTCTTGTGATAGCGAAATCTATTTCAAATGTGCTTGGGGTAAGCATTGATTATCTCGCCGAGAACGACTAAGCGCGGTAATCAAAAGAAACTATTAAAAGGATTGACAATATGGGGATTAAAACTAAACACCACGAAAGTATCACTTACCGTCTTTATGACGAGCTGAAAAATCACGTCGGCAAGGAAAATGCCATCAGCGCAAAAGATTTGAGCGCAATGTTTGGTATGTCTAAACGCACGCTGCGTGTACACATTCGGGAAATCCGCAATAGCGGTGAACTCGAAAAGGTTATAGGCTCGTATAAAGGCGGTTATTATGTTTGCACGAAAGAAGAATCGGACACCGTAACTACGCATTTGTACAAGCATGTGTTTAACCTTTTAAAAACCATTCGCACTATGGACAAAAAGGCTGGGCGCGACGGTCAAATGAAAATCAAGCTCGGCGAATTCTTCAAAGACACTTACGAACCGTTTATGGAAAATGACATTGACGACGAGGTGCCGAAGTCTGTAACGGGGGTTTAGTTGCAATGGAAGGAAACTTATGCTGGAACTGCCAGCGCATTGTAAACTGTGAACCCTCAGTGCGTCCTTGCAAAAAGGGCGAGTGTTGCAGTTTCTCTCCGCTTGAAAAGAACTTGACTTGTGCGAAGTTGGCTGAATATCTCGGAACAACCGAGCAGTACATAAAGACTTTAATTCGCCGCCACGGTCCTGACGAGATTGTCGAGAGAATGAAGAAAAAGGGAATTGACGTTAAATTTACCTATTCCGAACAGAACCTTAAATTTTACAAAGTTGCTACCGCTTGCGTATGATAGGACCCTTTGAAGAAAACTCAATACAATGCGTTGACGCATACGAAGCCATAAAGCGCATTCCCGATAAGAGTATTGACTGTATTTACACGGATATACCTTACCTGTACCAACAAGGCGGTAGTGGTAGCAGTGAACTTGGCGAGAGAACAGCCAAGAAACGGTTAAGGCTTATGGGGTACGACGATTCGCGCGCCGCTTTAAATGGAATGACTTACGGCGAAATGTTAAAGCAAGCCAAAAGGGGAGAACGCGAGCAAGAAGGACAGTCCATTGAAAATGGAATTGACTATGCAATTCTCGACGAATTCTGCAAGAAGTACGGAGGCAAACTTCCGCTCTTTATCGGAAAGACCATAACAATGCAGTCGCAGGTCGACGCGCTTGGTGAAGACGAGATAACGGACTTCCTTAGCATTGAGCCGATACTTGAACCGCTTGACTTGTCTTCGATTTTGGGTAGAACGCGTCAGCTTATAATCGGCGCGGAAACAGGCAACCGCAAAGGTAAGGTTATTCCGCAAAAGGAATGGATAACCCGAATCGTTGAGCAAGCCGACAAGCGCGGAATAAGGGTCTTTATGAAAGGTAGCATTCGCAAGATTATGGGCGACGATTTCAGACGAGATAGGTTGATTTGGGGGTAATGCTATGTATCAAGACAACCTTCTGCGTGAAATGATAGTTGACAACTTCGCTGGCGGCGGCGGCGCAAGCACGGGAATAGAACTTGCGCTCGGCGTGCCTGTTGACGTTGCGATAAACCACAACCCCGATGCAATAGCAATGCACGGAGTTAATCACCCTTACACGCAACACCTTATGGAAGACGTGTGGGGTGTAAACCCGAAAGAAATTACGCAAGGGCGATCCGTAGGTCTTATGTGGCTTTCGCCCGACTGCACCCACTTTTCCAAAGCGAAAGGTAATACGCCCGTCAAGAAGAATATACGCGGTCTTGCGTGGATTGCGCTCAAATGGGCTGGAATGGTCCGTCCCCGTGTAATCATTCTTGAAAACGTCGAAGAATTTACGACTTGGGGACCCTTAAAGACTATTCGCGTAAATGGACGTTGTGTAAAAGAAATCATAAAAGTGGGAGGCAAAACTAAGTACATAACCGCCGAAAAAGGCGAAGTGCTTTCGGCAGAACAGCAGCAGTTTGAACCCGATAAAAAACGCGCCGGGCAGACATTCAACAGATTTGTTGAGCAACTGCGCGCGCTCGGTTACGAAGTCGAATGGAAAGTGCTTAAAGCCTGCGATTACGGCGCGCCCACAATAAGAAAGCGTTTCTACCTTATTGCTCGTTGCGACAAAAAGCCTATCGTATGGCCCGAACCGACACACGGCGAAGGTAAGGGGTTGGAACCTTACAGAACCGCCGCAGACTGCATCAACTGGTTGCTTGAATGTCCGTCCATTTTTGGAAGAAAGAAAGTGCTTGTCCCCAACACATTACGCAGAATTGCGCGTGGGCTTGATAAGTTTGTAATCAAGAACCCTCAGCCGTTCATTATGGAAATGAACTACTCGAATACGGCGCAAGACCCCGACAAACCTATGTCGACGCAGACTTCCGCAAATCACCACTACCTTATTGAGCCTAAACTTGAAGCCAAGTACTTGGCAAAACATTACAGCGGTGATTATCAGAAGGGCGCAGACATAACAGATCCTGCGCCGACAGTAACTGGAATTGACCACAACGCTTTGGTTTCCGTTAATCTTTCCAGTAGATACGGCGACGGTGCGGACGGTAGGGGTAGCGGTGCAGACAAGCCTATGCCTACCATTACGGGCACGAATCACGAACACCTTATGACAGCAAACATAATGCACTATTACGGTGGCGCAGACCACGCAAGCAGTCCCGATAGCCCGTTGGCAACGGTTACTGTTGAGCCTCGCCACTATCTCGTAGAACAGCATTTATGCGTATTGCGTAATCACATGGGGTGCTCAGATTTAAGAGAACAGTTCCCCACAGTAACTGCAAAGGCGCACGAAGTTTTAGTAAGCACTTATCTGCAGAAAGTCGGCGTTACTCAAAATCTCGGAAAGTGGGATATGGTGCGCGACCTTTTAAACAACTATGCGGGTTACAACATAGCTAAGGACGAACTTCTTATTTTTGAAATTGCAGGTGTGCAGTACTTTATTTCCGACGTTGGAATGAGAATGCTTGAACCCGAAGAACTGAAACTCGCCCAAGGCTTTCCCGCCGATTATTGCATTGACATAGAAAGCAAAATCGGTAAAGCGTACAACAAATCAAAACAGGTTGCAAGGCTTGGAAATGCGGTATGTCCGCCCGTTGCTACGGCTCTTGTAAAGGCGAATGTGCCCGAACTTGCGGTAGTTAAAGACAATATACCGACAATGAAAGACCTTAATCTGGAATTCGACAAAACGGCATCGGCGCAAGGTAAGCGCAAGAAAAAGGTGGCTGCGTGATTATTCAAGGCGAGGCTCTCGAAAAACTTAAAACATTACCGCAAAATAGCGTTGATTGCTGTGTAACCTCACCACCATACTTTCAGTTAAGAGATTACGGCGTAGAGGGGCAAATCGGGCTTGAAAAGACGGTTGACGAGTACATAGAAAAGCTCGTCGATATATTCCGCGAGGTTCGACGTGTATTAAAGCCTGACGGCACGTTATGGGTCAACATAGCAGACAGTTACGCGGGTAGCGGAAAGGGTAAAGGACAAACAACCCCGCTTGCGAAGATACAAGCAACAAACAAAGGCATTCTCGGAACGCACAAGCACGAGCTTATAAAGCCGTCTTCTCTCGGAATGAAACCGAAAGACTTAATGGGTATTCCTTGGTTACTCGCCCTTGCATTAAGGGCTGATGGTTGGTATTTGCGACAGGACATAATTTGGCATAAGCCGAACCCTATGCCCGAAAGCGTTACGGACAGATGCACCAAATCACACGAATACATTTTCTTGCTTTCAAAATCGGCGCATTACTACTTCGATTACAAGGCTATTGAAGAACCAGTTGTTGACTATACGTCAAAACGTTTTAAAGAGCCGACGGAACAGACTGGTGAAAAATTACCTCGATACGGCGGTAAGAAATACACCGAGAACCCCGATAAGTTTTACAGAACAAAGAGTGGACACGCTTACGATTTCAGACCCACACGGCGCAAACGCGACGTTTGGGACGTAACCACTAAACCATTCAAAGGTGCACACTTCGCAACATTCCCGAAAGACTTAATCAAACCCTGCATTCTTGCGGGCAGTAGAGTGGGCGGAACGGTGCTTGACCCGTTTGCAGGCAGTGGGACTACTGGCGAAGTAGCAAAGGAAAACGGCAGAGATTTCATTCTCATAGAACTTTCCCCCGAATACATTCCCATTATCAAAAAGAGAGTCGCGGGGGGGGGTACACAGATTAACCTCTTTAATCAGGGTGCCGATAGCGGCATAAAATAAAAACTTTCAAGTGAGCAAAACAATGTTTCAAATAATTTTTGTAAAAATAATCAAGCAGCCCACCATTAAGATTAAAACAAGAAGAAAGCCTATCAGTAGTGCGGTATATACCGCCATTGAAGCAAGGCACAAGAGCCTTGATTATATAGCTAACCAAGCACCGCATAGAGCCTTTGAGCACTTTTCAAAGGGTGGACTTTCAACCGAATGGTGGGATGAATTCTGGCACAATTACGGACTTATGGAAGCCGAAAGCGCTGGAATTGCGTGTCAGGTAAAGAAATGGAAAAGGTAGTTGAAGAATTAAAAATCAAATATAAGTCGCCCGAATGGTACGCGCTTCGCACAAAAGGGATAGGCGGTAGCGACGCGGCGGCGGTTCTTGGGTTAAGCCCTTGGAAAAAGAACACAGACCTTTGGAAAGAAAAGGTTGGCTTGGTGCAGTCGTCATTTAAAACCAACAAACGAATGGAAGAAGGTTCTTTGGCGGAAGACCCTATTGCACAGTTATTCGCTATTGAGCATGCGGACGAATATGAATTCGTTGACTATAAGGACACAGTATTCAAACGCGGACACCGATTCGCATCGGTTGACGGTGGGCTTATTGAAAAAGCCACCGGGCGCAAGGGTGGACTTGAAATCAAGCATACTGAGCCGAACAGCCGAAAGGCTTGGGAGCAGTGGGACGACAAAATACCAGACTACTATTACTGTCAAATACTTCATTATCTGAGTACGACAGGCTGGGACTTTTACATATTAAAGGTGCGCTTTAAAAGTTATTCGCTCGACGAGAATGGCAAGAAAAAACTTGTTATCACGGAACGAGAATATAAGTTTGAACGCAGTGAAGAAGAAGAAAGTATCAAAGTGCTTGAAAAGGCGGAAGACGAATTCTGGCAATATGTGATAGCAAAAAAAGAACCGCCACTTAAATTACCCCCGATATAAATAAAAAAAATATAAGGAGATTTCTATGGAACAGCTTGAAGTCATTATAAAAGATGACGTAGCAAAAATGATTCCCGCAATGATAGCGTGGAACAACGAAGAACTTTTGGAACGTGTGCAAAATGAGATTTTACCGCGCTACATGAACTTGGTTTATACCGACGAGGATATAACCCAAGCAAAAGAGGACAGGGCAGCACTTAACGCTTGGATTAAATCGCTCGACGAGAAACGACTGGAAATTAAAAAGATTTACAGCGGACCGCTCGACAAATTCACAGAGCAAGTAAAAGAAGTAATCGCCGCCGTCAAGCAAGCAACAGACAGAATCGGCGAAATTATTACCACTCACGACAATAAGGCGAAAGCGGAAAAGAAAGCCGAGATAGTCAAGTACTTCAACGAAGTTATCGGCGACCTTGCAGACCTTGTGCCTTACGAGAAAATCGAAGACACCAAGTGGTACAACGCTACTTCAAAATTCAAGGCAACAGCAAAGGCTATTGACGAAAAAGTAGGTAAGATCCGCGAGGACTTAACAGTTATTGACTCGCTCGGCGCAGCAGATACCGACGGCTTGAAACTTTTCTACTTCCGCACTCTGAATTTGGCGCAGACAATAGAAGAAAACAAAAGGCTTAAAGAAGACCGCGCTAAGGTCGCAGAGTTGAACGCGGCGCAGAGAGCCGAAAACAGCGACAGCGAAGAAACCGAAATCACCATTCGTTTTGAAGTTAAGGGTTCGGCGGAAGACTTCCAGAAACTGGCTGCATTCCTCAATGAAAACAACATTGAGTACAGAAAAATCGAAGACTAAAAATTAAGGAGAATAAATCATTATGGCAGGTAAGAACACTTTAACAAGTCTTCAACAGCAACCCGCCCCGCAGGAACAGCCCAAGCGTTTCTCGGCGTGGTTGCAGAAGGTTGAAAACAAGAACTCTATCGTTTCAATGATAGGTAACGAGAACGAGGCGGGAAAGTTTATAAGTAGCATTTCCTCGGCAGTAGCGGTCAATCCCCAGTTGCAGAAATGCGACTTCCCGACGGTTGTAAGCGCAGGACTTTTGGCAAACGCCTTAAAGCTCTCTATGTCGCCTTCTATCGGGCACTGCTACATATTACCTTTCGAGGACAAGAAGAATGACCGCACGGTTGCAACTTTCGTCCTTGGCTGGAAAGGTTATGTACAGCTTGCGGAAAGGTCGGGCTATTACGAGCAGTTAAACGTCGTTGAAATCAAAGAGGGCGAAGTCGTAAAAATCGACAACATAAACGAAGTTTATGAATTCAGACCCATTGAAGACGACGAACAGCGCGAGAAGACTCCCACAGTCGGCTATTACGCATTCTTCCGTTACAACGCAGCGCACGGCGGTTTCTTCAAGGCTATCTACTGGTCAAAGAAGAAAATGTTACGGCACGCTGCAAGATACAGCAAGGCATTCAAGCTCGACGCGGTTAAGTCAAACAACCCCAAGGTTGCGCGTGTATCATATGAAGACTACCTTGCAGGTAAATATCCGCCCGAAGACGCTTGGAAGTACAGCTCTTTCTGGTACGTTGATTTCGACGGAATGGCGAGAAAGACTATGATTCGCCAGCTTATCGGTAAATGGGGCGTAATGTCCGTTGACTTCCAGAAAGCATACGAATCGGACGGCGGTTTCAGAGAAGAACTTTCACCCGACGCGCCTATTCATTATTCCGACAGCAGAAACGAGAACGAAGAAAGCCTTGGCGACGTTATCGTTATCGACGGCGAACCCAACGACGAAGAAATCGCGGCTATGGCTGAGAGAGCAGGCGTTGACAACGAAGACGAAGAAAGTGGTTCGGAAACCGACGGCGCAGAGCAGTCCCCGGCGAAAGGCAAGAAAACAGGCAAATCTACCAAAGGTCAGCAGACCGTTGAAGATGCCTTTTTCAACAAGAAGAACTAATCAACAACTAAGCGTTTAAATGCCCCTTTACGACACGAAGGGTTTTGGCGGGTAAATAGTCGCGGTCCGCTGAAAAACGCGAAAAAGGGGCATTTCCCGCGACCAAATAACGAATTTTGAGGTGTGTATGGCACACGGAAACGAGATTAACAACAAAAGGTACTACTGGTTAAAGCTCGACAGACACTTTTTCCGCGACGCGCGCATTAAGAAGTTGCGCCGTATTGCAGGCGGAGATACATACACGATTATCTACTTGAAACTTATGCTTTTAAGTATTGAGTGTAACGGATATTTAATCTACGAGGGAATCGAAGAAACGTTTGAAGCTGAAATGGCTAACAAGCTGGACGAAGACGAAGAAAACGTTCGCGTAACGATAAATTATCTTCGGATACAAGGGCTTTTAATTGAAAAAAATGACGGCGACGGGTTCTTGCCGCAAGCCGCAGGTTCAATCGGAAGTGAAACATATAACAACGTTTATAAGCGAAGACAGAAACAAAATGCTGAACTTGGAACAGGGGACGGGTTGGAAAAATTACAACCAAATTCAAACCAAATTCCAATAGAGGCAGATAGAGATGCAGATGAAGATATAGATATTATGCCCGCGCGTATAGGCGACGAGATTGTGGGAATGAAAGAGTTTTGCGAAAGGTTCAACATAACAGTTGACGGGTATGACGGTACAGTTTCAGATATAGACTTTACCTTACTTGCTCAATTCTATGAAGACAGCAAAACATTCTTACAGGACAGACCTTTCGCAAAAAACCTTGGGTGGATTTGTAAGAACTATAAGAAAATTCTTACAGGTTATTATAACGACTTTAAAGAGAACCCTTCCACGAAGAAAGGTAAAGGTGCAGCGCGAGAGTGTGGTACTGATATATTAAAAAACCTATTTAACCAAGCCGCCGCAGAAGAAGATGCGGACGACGACGGTACAGAAAACAACGATGGCAAACCTTAAAAAAACAGATATTCCTCAGCTCATAATGCTCATAAGAACAAACTTTGAGAATGCGTACAATTTTCAAAGCGAAGAAGAAGGCAGGTTGCTTATTGCTTACTGGTACGACACTTTGAAAGATTACCCGCGAGAGGTAGTATTCCAATCTGTCAGTAATGCAATAAAAACGTCCGACTTTGCACCCAAAATAAAGAACATTCTTGACGAGGTGGATAAGCTCGTAAACGCGAACAAAAAGACCGACGAAGAACTTTGGGCAGAGTTAGTAAGCGTATTGTATGAAACTCACGACGCAAGCTGTGATTTGAGGTACGGCGACGAAAGCTATCGGCGCGGAACGGCAAAGTTGAGTAAAATCTGGTCCGAGCTGTCGGAAGAAATTAAAGCCTATTGTGTAAACATATCGGGGTTGAGAGAAATTGCGGCAATGGACAACGAAAGCAGGGTATTTGAAAAGGGCAGATTTTTAAAAGCAATGCCCCGTATAAAAGAAACCTTAAAGAACAGACAAGCATCGGAACAGTTTTTGAAACTGGCAGGTGCAAACGGTTTAACCTTACTGCTCGGAAATAAAAAGGACGAAAGTTAATGAATATCGGTTTATTCGACGTTGATAGTCATAACTTCCCGAACCTGCCCTTAATGAAAATATCAGCGTGGCACAAGGCGCGTGGCGATTCGGTAGAGTTTGTATTGCCTTTAAAACATTACGACAAAATCTATGTCAGCAAGGTTTTTGGCGACGAGTATTCGGAAATGCCGATTTCCTGCTTACAAGCCGACGAAATAGTTTACGGCGGAACTGGTTTTGCAATAACGGTTGAGAACGGAAAAGAAGTTTACCATAAAGACCGCGACCCCGTGCTACCCGACGAGATAGAACACATTTACCCCGATTACAGTCTATACCCCGAACTCACTAAGGATACCGCTTACGGCTTTCTTACACGGGGTTGCTGTAACAACTGTGACTTCTGCATTGTGAGCAAGAAAGAGGGAATATGCAGTCAAAAGGTTGCTGATTTGTCAGAGTTTTGGAAAGGGCAGAAAAATATTGAACTGCTTGACGCAAACCTGCTTGCTTGCAAAGACCGAATGGAACTTCTGCAACAGCTCGCAGATAGTAAGGCGAACGTGAATTTCAACCAAGGACTCGATGCGAGATTTATTACGCGAGAAGTTGCCGACCTCTTAAAAAAGATTAAGGCAAAGCGGACGCACTTCGCTTTCGACTTTATGAAAAACGAAAAGGCAATCATTAAAGGTCTTTCGGTTTACAAAGAGATTGTTGGTGGTGGCGACAGTAAGCAAATCGTTTACATACTAACAAATTTCAACACAACGATAGAGCAAGACCTTTACCGTGTGCAAGCTGTGAGAAAACTGGGTTTTTTGCCCGACATAAGAATTTACCGCAAAAATACCGCCCCGCAAATCATAAGAGATTTGCAACGGTGGTGCAACAACAGAATTCTATTCCGAACTTGCGAATTCATGGACTATGTGCCGCGCAAGGACGGAAAAACAATAAGGGAAATTTACTTTAACAAGGAGAATTTATGAAAGTAATCACAGGGAATGTAACAACATGTAATGGCTGTCTTACAGCAATGGAATTTGACGAGTCGGATATTATCCCAGCAATAAAGTGTCCTACCTGCAGTAAGCTCATAGAGGTAAACCATCCACTACCCGCTATTGCCATAGACCTTAACAGTAAGAGTTGGGACGAGATTATTGAGATTTTAAAAACTAAGAGTGGAAAGGCTTTAGGTTTAGGCGCAAAAAAGAATATTACCTTAAAAAACGGTGAGTTTTATACGGTACAAATTACTCACAGAAAAGACAACGCGGTTATTCTTAATCTTTTAGATTTGTATGGTACAAACGACGGCGACGGGCGAATTGCAATGAACAAAAGTTGTACCACTAAAGGGGGATATGCAAAGACACTTGCTCGCAAGTGGCTCAACGAAGACTTCCTTGCGTTGCTACCCGACGACCTTGCAAAATACATAATTCCGACCAAAATTGACGTAGGCAACGGAGAATTCTTGGAAGACAAAGTATTCATTCCGTCGGAGTTTGAATTGCACGGCAGAAAGATTCATGCAATGTACGAGGAGGGCGAACAGTTTGAACTCTATAAAGAGGACTGGCGCAACCGCATTGCGGGTTGCCGTGACGGAGAGTACGGCAGATGGCAGTGGACTCGCTCGGTTGCCTCGGCTGAGTACTTCTGCGGTGTGAGCAGCAGCGGGTTTGCGATCTACGACTACGCGGACGACGGGGATTACCTTCGCCCCCATTTCCAAATCGGTATCTAAAATCTCACACCCTTGCGGTGTGAGAGAAAACACAAAAAAGAGAGGAATTTATGCCTATTAAAAATTACACGACAAAAGTCAGCGCATACAAAACAATCAGCGAAATAAGCGGAATTTTAGCCGAGCACGGCGCAAGGCGCGTTGCTCACGATTACGACAACGGAAAGGTCGTTGCCGTTTGCTTTGAAATCGACACGCCGTTTGGGGTACAGGCTGTGCGCTTGCCCGCGAATGTCGAAAAGGTCTTGCTGGTATTACAGAAACAAAAGGTGTCAGGTGCGAACTATGCACAGGCGGAAATGACAGCGTGGCGAATTGTAAAAGACTGGATCGACGCTCAAATGGCAATTCTCGAAAGCGAAATGGTTACAATGAGCGAGATTTTCTTCCCCTACATGCTTAATAACCTTGCGACTGGCGAAACTGTGTACCAGCTTTTCGTAAACAAACAACTGCGGTTGGGGGACGGCACGAATGGTTGACGGACTTTTCAGAGGAAAAAGAAAGACGACGGTAGTTACGAGGCGAAAGGTAAGAAAGGCACATTTGTGATTTGGAAAGAGCGTAGCAGATGGGAAGTGCGTTATACGGCCAGCGTTGGTTATAACACATTCGCTTTTCATAAAGAAACGCTTAAAGATGCAAAAGCCGCTTGCGAAAGAAACTTCTACTGGGAGAAAGTGGTCTAATGAAATGCGCCAACGAGCGGTGCTCAGAATATAAAAAAGGTTGCAACTTCGGCAGTACCGAGTGCGATTACTTTAAGGTTCCGCCGATAGGCGAGAGTACAAAAAAATCAAAGGCTGCACCTAAAAAGGTTGCTGGGCAGAGAGTAACCGAGGATGAAGTTCAGGAAGCGGTAATTCAGTATTGTCAGCTCTGCAAAATCACAGTCGTACATATCCCAAACGAAGGACAGAGGTCGAAGTCTTATGGCGGCAGACTTAAAAAGCTCGGAATGCGTCCGGGTTTCCCCGACTTGAGCTTTCCTACACCGCTTAATGGCTACCACGGACTTTATATTGAACTAAAAAGGGACGAGAAAGCCAAGCCAACACCCGAACAACTTGAATGGATAGAATATCTGAACAAGCAAGGCTATTACGCTACGGTTTGCCACGGCGTAGCCCAAGCAATAAAAGTTATCAATAAATATTTCAAGGTAAATAGCAATTTATGATTACTTTAACCAAGAACGCAAACGGAAAAATCGAACTTACCGAAGAAGAATTTCAAAATCTTATACTTGCGATTAAGGACGAACTTTTTAACGCAGTAACGGAAGAATTACAAAAGGAAATCGTTAAGGATAGCCAAAAATATATCCCGCATATTAAACCAAAGGTAATGGGGTTAGATATGGAAATTGAGCCAAGAACACCAAGACCGTTTGAGTATTACGGGATTAGAATAGTTGAACCTTGTGTAATTCCTACACGCTTTGAAATGGTAAGTAATGAGCCAAAATTCAAAGTTGGCGAACACGTTTACATACTGCGTCGCATGAACGATTCAAAGGTCATTTCAAGCGAGAAGATAAGACAGGTTCACGCAGGCAAACACGCAATTTCCTACACGCTTTACGGCGAAACAATACGACGCAAGCAGGCTGATATTTTTAAAACCTACGAAGATGCTGAGAGAGAATTAAAGGGAGAAACAACATTATGAAAACTTGCGAATACACACAAACAGAGATACTTGAAAAGGACTTAGGTTCTACTTGGAAATGCTCGGCGTGCGGAACGGTAGAAGTTCACGCAGGGCGGACAATGCCCTACAAATACTGTCCTTATTGTGCAGCCGAGATAATCAAATTCCATAAGTTTGAATCCGTAAAAGCAAAATTGAACGATAAAGACCCTGTAACAGTCGCGGCGGCTATTTTGTGGTTTATGCGGTTATTCCCCGGCAGTTTCATTAACTCGTCAAATGAGCTGATACTGGACCGTGACTCAAACACCTATTTTGGATTAAGTTCCATAACGAGCCTAACTACACTGCGGTGCAAAATTATAGAGCAGATTTCCCGCGCGGCAAGTAAGTCCGAACCTTACGGAAACCGCAGCAAGAAAAGCATAGAGAAGAATATTGCTTTTCAAACCAGAATGCGCGAAGGGATCAACCAGTACTTAGGGACGAAATTCACTCAGGAAGAATGGTTGTACATATACACCTATCTCGGCAACGGAATCAACCGCCCGCTTTGCGAAAAGTTTGTCGATAGCGGCTACGACACAAATGTCATACGGAGAGTAAAGGGTAATACCTAATGGCTAACAAATTTAACTTAGACAGAAAAAAGCGAAAGCTCAAACGGCTTTCTATGAGAAGGAATTTTGATACCGTACTTCTCGATAACGGAAAGGTTAAAGAGTATTGCGGCGAGAGAACGAATGCTTTGATTATCTACAAACACAAGTCAAAGCAATTCGTGAATTTGATAGGAAAGGCAGGCAATGAACGTATTTTCAATTCTCGGACTTATTATGGCGAGCCTGATACTGGGCGTTCTAATATGTCTTTTGGTGTTACTGATACTTGATAGTCAACTCAAAGACATTCAAAAAAAGCAACGTCAAGTGAACGACATTGAGTGGCATTACCGCCACGGTACCCCGATGGAAGAAATACTAAAAATGCCTATGCCTAAAAAGTTAAAACGAAAACTACTAAAAATTTATAAGAGCGATAGATAGGAAGCAGAATGTTTATACTCGGAAATCATATTTATTCGGACGGAATATTTGATAATTTCAGATTCCCCGAACAGCGCAAATCAAGACCTTATACCAAAGGTCCTCACATTGCAAAAATTAAGAACAAACGCCATAAGCGGAACAAGGTTGCTCGACAGACCCGAAAAAAGCAAAGGAAGGCAAGAAAGTGAAAGTATCACAAAAAGTTAAAGATATTGCAAATTGCATTGCTAAAAACGCAGAAAAGCAAAGGGAATTAAATTTAAAACTTAATACCGAGCTTGAAAAAATGGGTGTCGATTTGGGCGATGACAGAATCATAGAGGTAATTGCTTACTTGGAAGGTGACTGCTCGGCGGACGAACTTATCGGGTATTTAGAGGAATTGTAAGGTGAAAGTTTTATCGGTAATAGTTGACGAGATTCCAACTACCTGTACAGGATGCGATTTTGCCTATCATAGAAAGGTAAACGAACTTGATAAAGATAGTGATTTAATCTATGGTTGTTGCTTAACAGGTAGGGAAACCGCGCTGCCGAACGACAATGGGCGCGAATTCGATTGCCCATTAGTACTGGAAACAAAAAAGCAAAGAAAGAGCCGACTTTATAGAGGTAGAAAGCGAAAGCGATTTTAATAGCAATTCAACCCAAGTGGGTAGAACTTATATTACGCGGTTTAAAGACAGTTGAGATCCGCAAAAGAATACCGCACATTAACGGACCTTTTAAGGTTTACATTTACGTTACGAGCAGTAAGTTTGATATTACTCTCTGCGACGATTTGAGCGCAGCCAGCGTAATTCTTACAAACAAGGCTCGCGGAAAGGTTGTTGGCGAATTTATTTGCGACAAAACAATTCTTTATGGCGAGTGCGGTTTTGAAGCTATCGCAAGGGGTGGCAGTTGTCTTACCGAGAGCGAGGCGCGTGCATACGGCAAAGAAGATTATCTTTACGGCTTGCATATTTCCGAACTTACTGTTTACGAACAGCCGAAAGAACTTAACGAATTTGAATTCCTGTGCAAAAACGGAAAGACCGACTATAACACAGACATTTATTGCAAAGGCTGTCGCTACGCATATCAGGGGACTTCAACCAAAGAAGTTTACTGCGATAGGACGGTGCTTACTGCGCCCCAAAGTTGGTTTTATGTGAGGGACTTAGCAGTATGAGAATGGGTAGTTTATTTGACGGCGCAGGAACGTGTTGTTTCGCGGCAGAGCTTTGTGGAATTCAGTCAGTATGGAGTTCAGAAATAGAAAAATTTCCACTCGAAGTAACGGCAAAGAGATTTCCAAAGGTTAAACAACTTGGCGATATTACAAAGATTAATGGTGCAGAAATAGAACCCGTTGACATAATAACTTTTGGCTCACCCTGCCAAGACCTTTCAATAGCAGGTAAGCGTGAAGGGTTAGACGGTGAACGGTCAGGGCTTTTTATGGAAGCTATAAGAATTATTAAGGAGATGCGAAATGCAACAGCAAATGAGTTTCCTCGATTCGTTGTTTGGGAAAACGTCCCCGGCGCATACAGTTCAAACCAAGGCGAAGACTTCCGAACAGTCCTTGAAGAAATCGTCAGAGTTAAAGACGGTTCAGCCGTTATTCCTCGACCTTCGCGGGGGGGGGCAAATCTACTCGCTGGAACAGAGCAGGATACATATTGGGTCGAGGATATTCCCTCGCGTGGCGAACGCTCGATGCTCAATTTTGGGGAGTGCCCCAGCGTCGTAGAAGAATCTACCTTGTCGCAGATTTTAGAGGAGAACGTGCCGACAAAATATTATTTGAGCGAAACGGCTTGTCGCGGAATTTTAAGACGGTCAGTCAAACGTGGAAAGACTCTTCCGACGTTGCTGAAAATTGCGCTCATAATTCAGGGCAATGTTTCGATGCAAGAGGCAACGGAAATGGGGCTATTGCGCCAACAATAACGGGCGACCACGAAAATCGCGTCACTGACTACACCGCAGTAGTTGTTTACAATGAAGAAACCATAACCAGCAAAACAAATGCAAGCAACCCCAAGAATGGCGACCCTTGCTGTACGTTGTGTGCTACGGGTGCAGAACGGGCGTTATTGGTTATAGGGGCTAAGCCTCCCGTCTATTGCATTCAAGGTAATTGTATTGACCGTGCGGATACGGCGGGGTGTAACGGTAAAGGGGTAAAAGAGGGCGTAAGTTACACGCTTAATACTATCGACAGACACGCGGTTTGTTACTGTGGAACAGACGAAACATATTTTTCAATCGAAGAAGAAAAATCACCAACATTAAAGAGCCGCGACTATAAATGCCCCAACTATGTTGTTTACAGCGAGGCTTATACGTTAGATTCGCTCGCCTCCAACAGCATGAAATCAAAGAACCCTCACAGCGGAATACATAAAACAGAAATCGCGCGTTGCTTAGATACCTCTGTGCCAGACCCTTCAAAAAATCAAGGCGGCAATGCGATTTGCCAAATTACTAATGCGCGGTTAATAGTCCGCCGTCTTACGCCGACAGAATGCGCACGATTACAAGGAATGCCTGACTGGTGGGCGAAAGATATTAAACACAACGATTCCCCCGAATACAAAATGTGGGGCAACGGAATGGCTTTACCGAACATTCTCTATGTTATGGAAGGCTTAAAAGAAATTGCAGAGGAAGCGGCTTGAAGTTTGACCTTGACACAATAAACTGCGTTGACAGTTATCAAGCAATTAAAGATTTGCCCGATAAGAGCGTCGACCTAATAGTAACAGATCCGCCGTATGAGCAAAGCGTAAAGCATAGCGCAGGTAAATTCGGTGAAAAGAAGAACCTGCACTACGAACAATACGTTGAAATATCAGACGGTTTTAAGGCGGAAATACTCGACGAATTCGTAAGAGTATTAAACCGCATAAATCTGTATATTTGGTGCAGTAAAAGTCAAATCCCTGCGCTGTTGCAATACTTCGTTATCCAACGCAAGTGTAACTGGAATTTAATCACTTGGCACAAAACGAATGTCTGCCCGACCTGCAATAACAAGTATATGAATGATACGGAATACTGCTTTTTCTTCCGCGAAAAGGGTGTACCGTTGTTTGGTAATTCGGAAAGCAAAAAAACATTCTATGTTACGACAATGAATGTGAATGATAAGAAGAAGTTCGACCATAGCACGATAAAACCAGTACATATCATTCAAAACTTTATATTAAACAGCAGTAGCGAAGGCGATTTGGTATTCGACCCTTTTATCGGTAGCGGAACGACAGCTGTCGCAAGCCGAAATCTAAAAAGGCACTATCTGGGCTTTGAAATCTCGGAAAGGTGGCACAAGGTAGCAACCGATAGACTTAACAATATCCAAGCAGGCGGACAACTTAGTTTATTTACGGAGTAAAAGTATGGAAAATAAAGTAACAATAGAATTAACGCTTACGGAAGAAACGCTTGTAAAACTCGTACACGAATCAACAAATATCAAACTTGACGAAGTTGAAAATCTTATTATGGACGAGATTTTAGCAAGCCTTAGCGATAAGGACGCAAAACTCATTGAAAACAACATAAAGCCCGACGGTGAGTGGGCGCGCGGTGTTTGGTGGACCGTCCAAAGAATAAAGGCAGCTATACTCTCTCTTAAAAAAGAGGGCGAAAAATAATGAGCGAAATTCAACTGCATCTCGGCGATTGCCTTGAAGTAATGAAAGGCATTCCCGATAAATCTATTGATATGATTCTCTGCGATTTGCCCTATGGTACAACCCAAAACAAAAAGGACAAGCGCATTGATTTAAAGGCTCTCTGGAAAGAGTATAGGCGCATTATTAAGGACAATGGCTGCATAGTTTTATTCGCCCAAGGGAAGTTTTACATAGACCTTGCAATGAGTAATTACAAGTGGTTCAGATACGACTTGATATGGGATAAGAAGTTGACGAGTGGTTTCCTTAACGCAAAGCGTATGCCTATGCGTCGCCACGAACAGGTTGCAATATTTTATAAGAAACCGCCCGTGTACAATCCGCAATTCACCAAGGGACAGCCCCTGCACAGTAAAGGCACCAAGTATAAGACCAAAGCACAGACCAACAACAACTACGGCAAATACGGTGCGCCCGCGAACGATAGGGCAGGTTCAACCGACAAATACCCGACGAGTATTCTGGAAGTAGCTAAACCGCACCCCAGTAAGGCACAACACTCAACAGAAAAGCCCGTAGCACTCTGTGAATGGCTCATAAAGACCTACACCAACAAGGGAATGACAGTGCTCGACAACTGTATGGGAAGTGGCTCAGCGGGCGTAGCGGCGCGGAATACGGACAGAAACTTTATCGGCATTGATAAAGACCCTGAGAGTTTCAACACGGCAAAAGAGAGAATAGAGGTAAGGTACAGTGAACAACAACGAATCCAAGATATTTTTAACTGATAGTAACGGCAATACTCAAGAATTCAGTGGCGCGTTAATGGCGGTCAACACAAAACCGCTTTTCGTAGGGGTTGATTTGGGGACAGGTCCCGATAGAACTGGGTGCGGATTCGTTTATCCGAAGTTGAAAATGGGTGGCAGGGCATTATTTGATAAGAAGACAGCGGACACGTTTACGCTTATTTATGCAGAAAGGCGATTAAGAGCCTTGCAAAGTTGGCGATACCATAAGGCTCGTCCCGGCTGGATAAGACGGCGCATAAAGAACTTAAAACGCAAAATTAAAACAATAAGGAACAGATATTCGGGAGATTCGGAATGGCTGAAGAATATGGACTTCATTCGGAATTTGATATAAAAAAGCACAAGCAAAGATTTATAGACTATCTTGAAGTGCTGATTTTGGAAGACGGAACGGTTGTATATGCGGTACCGTCGCACCAGAGAAAAGCGGAAGAACTTTGCTGTAAAAAGCTGAACATTTCACCCGAAAAGCTCGCTCAAAAAGGAAGACGACATATCAATGATTACCCCGAATGGCTACTTTCGATTTGTGGCGCAGTAATGGTATGGAACTGCCATTATATGTTCGGCAAGAGCGGTATGACTAAAAAACAAACGGCTATGTTAAGACGTTTAAAAATGAACGGATTATATAGGGGAATGATTTAATGGCGATTATAAAACAAGAGTACGAAAACGGCGTAACCTATGTGCTTGCAAGCGGAAGAATAGTGAAAGACCCTTCGTACAAAAAAGTTGGCAATAACGCCATTTCGTGTACGTCATTCAGCATATCTGCTGGCTATTCAAAGGATGAAGACGGCGGTTCTAAAACAGAATTCGTATCATGCACCTGTTGGCGAGAACTTGCCGACTTTGCGGCATCGTTTAAAAAGGGCGACACCGTATTTTTAATGGGCGCACTCGAAAAAACAGAGTATAACGGCAAGACCTACGAAAAGGTTGTGTGTGACTTAATTCTTCCCCAAGTATTCGCGCTTGACGAACTTGGAAAGACGATTTATAAGGCACAGCCGACGGAAACTGACGATGACGACGAAGATATTCCATTCTAAAAAGAGAGGTAAATATGAACGACGCAGAAAGACTTTTAATTGAATATATCTGCGACGGCGACATAAAAAAGTCGCAAGCGCAGGTGCGGACAATTTTAGAGAGTTTGAATACCGAAAAAGATAAGAGATTTAAGGAATATCAACTTAAAAAATTGAATACTAAACAAGCCGAACTTATAGAATTGCCGTATAATATGCGTGGACTTTTGACTGCGGAAAACAGTGCGCTTTTCCCTATAAATCGCTTTATCTTGAGAGAAGGCGAAGAAATGGTAGTAAAACAGCTTTTGGACGCTTACGAAGTTTCAAATGAGCTTGCAGACCTTAACGTCAGATATGTGCCGTCGCTCTTACTTCACGGCGAAAGTGGTACAGGAAAAACGGCGTTAGCACGGTACATAGCATACAAGGCGGATCTGCCTTTCGTTTATGTCAAATTCTCAAATCTTATAACGTCGACACTTGGCAGCACACAAAACAGCATTGCGAAAATATTTGATTATGCGAGAACTGCACCCTGCGTGCTTTGCTTTGACGAGATAGATGCTGTCGGAATGAAAAGGGGTGCAAGGGACGACGTAGCGGAAATGGGGCGCGTTACTATTGCCATTATGCAGGAACTTGACACCTTGAAAAATGGCGTAATCATTATCGGCACAACCAACCGCTACGATTCGCTGGACGACGCTTTAATAAGGCGTTTCCAATTAAAACACAAAGTCAAGGAAATGTCCTTAGACGACGTATATACGCTCGCTATAAAATTCTTTAACTCGGTAGGAATAGATAAGTCCGAAATTAAATGGTGGGCGCAGGCAGCATTTAAGGGCGGCGAATCTGCGGCAACCGTAATCACAAAATGTACTGACGCGCTGGTTTCAATGCTTATCGAAAGGAAGAAAAAGAATGCTTGAAATCTTATATAGAATTTACGAAGTAGCGGACGAAGAAACCGCAAAAAAGAACCGCGAAAACGATATGAATTTCGGTATCTTTTCTTCAACCAGCAAGGCTGAGAACACTGAACTGGTTATGGATTGTAAAGTGTGCGATAGCCGCGACCAGTTTAAAGAGATTATAAGAGCTGAGTACGGCGAGAAAATTGCTTTTGCTTACCGCAAAGACAAGATGAAGGCGGGCGACCTTTACTGTATTGTTATCGGTGAGCATTGCTACGATACCGAGCGGTATTTCCAAAAGCACACCTTCACCTGTGCACAATGTGGACACACGATTACAACATACTTGAAAAATAAAATTGAGTTTGGTAATTACGAAATCAAACACAGGTTTTTCGGTATAGAGGAATACAGAAAAAAGCAGTTTTGCAGTGAAGGGTGCAAGTGGAAATACGAGCAAGAAGAACTCGCCCGAATAAGACCCGATGATGATAAGGAATTTTATGTTACAAGAGATATGTTTACCGAGCAAGTGGCTGGATACATATACCTTATAACCAAAAAGACGACTGGCGAATTTTATGTCGGGCAAACAATATATGCGCCAGTATTCAGGTGGGCGCAGCACCTTAAAACCGAAAGGTTCAATATTAAGGGAATTCTTGACTATCAATTTGAAGTAATAGAGATTGTCCCCAAAGGTGAGAACATTCTCGAAAGAGAAAAGTACTGGATACAAAAAAAGTATAAAGAAAACCCCGCGAAGTCGCTTAACATTATGCAGACCGCAGGGTTGGCAGAGGACACGCAGTAATGTCCTTCATAAAACATAAAGACAAGTGGCGCAGAACGATTGTTATGGGCGTTGGAACGGTGCTTAGCAACCAAAACGGCGACGTCCTGACAATATCTGAACCGAGCGCATACACAAATGCGCACAAGCTCGTTTTTAGAGCGAACGGCGCATCCCGCAAGCTCGAAGAAGACAAGTGGCAACGACAGTTAATGAACTTTGGACTATGGGATAACCACCCGCTGGCGGCGGTTGTAAGTCAACTTAAAGAGTTTGATACTGTGTTTGTTTACGGCGTTTTAGACAAGTCGTCGTACATATCGCAAGCCACGGGACATAAACGGAACTATTACGAGGTAAAACTCGAATTCATTCAAATAATCGCACGCGGGGACGGAACAATGCCGATTATGGACGGCGGTTTAAGCGGTAAGAGCGCGGACTACGAACCCGACCCGGACGGCGATATTCCATTCTAAAAGCGATAGAGGTAATTATGGAAAGATTAACAAGATATAGAGTAACGACAGATTATAAAGGCGAATATGCAGAACCCGAAGAAGGGGTTGACAATGCAGATATTTGTAATCGTCTTGCAGAGTTAGAAGACAAGCTCGAAAACGGACAAGCGTTTGAATTGCCGTGCGCGATTCACGATACGCTTTACACCCATAAAAAGGTCTTCGGGAAGTGGCAAATTGAAGAACTTGAATGCTGGGGTTTCCATTGTGACGGAAGAAAGATTTTATTTATAGACTGTCAAAATGCAAAAACGGCATCGTCAAACAGTTTGCGCTCATTCAGGCTTGAAGACTTCGGTAAATCAGTTTTTACCGAAAAGGACCAAGCTGAAGCACGCTTAAAAGAATTAAAGGGGAACAAATAATGAGTTATTGCGATTATGATTATGAAAAAGAACCGAATTATCCAGAAGTTGAAGAAATCATAGACAAGGCTTCTGGCAAGTTTGAAGAATTTTTACGCAAAGCATTTGTAAATGAATATAAGAATATTCAAGGTGCAAGCGAAAACAATGCAAGAGTAGAAAAACTATTAAATGAGCGCGAGAAATCTTTAAGGGAAAAGGAACTCAAATTGCAAGAGCGCGAATCTGAACTTGCCAAATCCGAAGAAGTTCAATATGAAAAACTCAAAGCAAAATGGTTTACGGAACTCGGTTTAGCTTTTGATATTGGCGATACTGTCTATTACCGTAAGGACGTGACAAAAACGTGTCGTTTGTCCTACCTGTAACGGCAACAAAAAAGTCAAGGCGAAAGTTGAAAGTGCTAATAATGCGACGTTAGATTGCGAGCTTAATTGTCCTACTTGCAATGGTTATGGAACAGTGTTAGGCGAAAGAGAATATGAGATTGTGGAAGCGACGGTAACACAAATTGACGCTCATATTAAAAAATACAGCGATGGCTCAATAGTTATTAAGCATGATAGTGATTTTAGCTACGAACTTATTACTTGTGCATGGGTAAAAGATAAGAAAGGGAGCGACTCTCACAAGATTCAAGGTTGTGACTTGTATAAAACGAGAGAAGAATGCGAGAAAACTATCCAAGCATTAAAAGAGGGTAAGTAATGCCTATCATAAACGATTACAATCCACCCAAGCGCAAGCAATTAACAAAGTCGGAACGTCAGGAAGTTTACGACAAATGTGGCGGACACTGTGCTTACTGCGGTTGTGAAATCGCCTTAAAAGATATGCAGGTTGACCACATTGTGCCTATGGCACGGTGCTTTGATTGTTACCGCCAACACAAGACCGCTGAAGAATTAGACGTAATGTCAAATTATTTGCCCGCTTGTCGCAGTTGCAACCATTATAAAGGAAGTTCAACTTTGGAGAATTTCCGCAAAAACATAGAGCGGTTTCCGAGCGTTTTAATGCGCGACAGCGTTACATACAAGAATGCGGTCAGATTTGGACTGGTGGTGCCAAATCCCCATAAAGTAGAGTTTTATTTTGAGAAACTTGGAATTTCAATTCCGAGCGAGGGTGACAAACCAAAAGGATAGAGAATGCCTACAATAGAACTTCTTAAAGAATTACAAGCCGCGCCGTTTCACCGTAAGGTTGCAATAACGCAAACACGAATAATGGAATGGTACTTCAAATTTAAAGGGCAGGTTTATGTGTCCTTTTCTGGCGGCAAAGATAGCACAGTGCTTTTACATATAGCGCGTAGAATATTTCCCGACGTAGAGGCTGTATTCTGCGATACTGGGCTTGAATACCCCGAAGTAAGACAGTTTGCAAAGTCGTTTGATAATGTGACAGTTATGCGCCCTAAAATGCGTTTTGACGAAGTTATAAAAACATACGGATACCCCTTTATAGGCAAGGAAGTTGCGGAGCGTGTTTATAATTCCAGACTTTGTATTGCGGGGGGGGGCAGCTATTTCAAGCACTACTACGAACTCACAGGAGAATTACCCGGTCAGAGTAAGGCAACTGTTGGGGACTGGGGGTTTCTTTAGCAAAAGGTACGACTTCTCAAAGTGGAAACCCTTGCTTGATATGGACTTCTTGATTTCACACCGCTGTTGCGGCGAAATGAAGAAAAAGCCATTAAGTCATTTAAAGAAAAAGCCGATACTGGCAACAATGACCGAAGAAAGTATGTTAAGACGCACGGCTTGGTTACAGTCTGGCTGCAACGCATTCAATAGCAAAAAGCCAAAGAGCAAACCGATGAGCTTTTGGACTGAACAAGACGTTTTAGAATACATAAAGCGTTACGATTTGCCGATAGCAAGCGTTTACGGCGAAGTTGTAACGCGTGGGGCGGACGGCAATTTGTACGGCAGTACGCTATGCGACGGCTGTGGCAAACTTTGTACTACTGGTTGTCATAGAACCGGGTGCGTCTACTGTGCGTTCGGGGCGTATGAGGAAAAAGGTGAGGGGCGTTTTCAGCGATTAAAGCGCACTCACCCGCGTCAGTATGAATATTGCATGGATGGCGGAGCGTATGATTCGGACGGCTTTTGGAAACCCGCAGGTGGCGGCTTGGGAATGGCGCACTGCATTGACGAAATTAACAAGGTTTTTGGTAAGGACTTTATTAAATATTAAAGCGTAAAAGAATGAAACAAAATCAGTACATTAAAATCGACATAAGCCCGACGGGGGGGGGCATTACAAGCCGAAAGGTAATTGCGACCACCGCCCAAGCGATAGCGCAGAGCGAGGTTCAGTGTGTGTAAGTTGAAACTCGAAGTAAACCAGTGCTACAACTTGGACTGTAAGGTCGGTATGCAACTTATGAAAGAGCAAGGCATAAAAGCCGACTGGTGCATAACCGATCCGCCCTACGGAATAGGTGTCGGAACAATGACATATACGAACGGCGTGGCGATAGCGGGTAAGGCTGCGGCAACGCGCCGGGACTACACTTGCAAAGATAATCTTTGGGACAACGAGAGAATCGGGAAAGAGTTTTTCGACCTGATATTTGAGCTTTCGGGTAATCAAATTCTTTTCGGTGGCAACTACTATACAGACGTTCTTCCAGTAACGAAGTCTTGGGTAGTATGGGACAAGCGTTGCGACGATAAACTACGGAACAGTTTTAGCGATTGTGAACTTGCGTGGTGCAGTCAAGGTGTGGCGCGAGTATTCCACTATATGTTTAACGGAATGCTACAAGGCGATATGGCGAATAAGGACTACCGCTTTCATCCCACGCAAAAACCGACCCAGCTTTGGACTATGTTGCTCAACCACTATACCAAAGAAGGCGACTTGATTCTTGACCCTTTCGCTGGTTCTCAATCGCTCAGAATTGCTTGTCATAAACTTAAACGAAGATACATAGGTTTTGAGATTTCAAAAGGCTACTTCAAGAAAGGGACAAAGTGGTTCGAGCAGGAAACCGCGCAAGTGAGTATATTTGATTTACTTAATTGAAAAGGAGAGGCTATGGAAGAAATTATAGACGAGCAGAGCGAGCAGGAAATTGAAGAACTGGTCAAGGACATAACCGAGATTATGGGTATCAATTTCAGACAGTGCGACAGCACAACGCTTGCCAACGGTCTGTATAAGCGGAACTACCGCAAAATAAAAACGGAGGAATAATTGTGAGCAGTTTTAAAGATAAGAAGAAAGAAAAAGCTATTGCAGAACTACACAACTTTATGTTTGAGAAAAGTAATTCCGCAAACGTTGAACCCGTATTCACTGACGGCGAAGGTAAGGAACATTACTTGGACGATAAATCGGCTGTGGTAATAAACGATATTCTTGAACAAGCATTCATTCCTTTTCTGGCTAAGGCTGTAATAGAGGAAGGCTACGAAAAGCGCGAAACCTGCAACTACATAGAAACAGTTATGGGCAACAGCGACGAAGATAAGGCTTGGGTATGCGATAAGTGCGGCGAGGCTTGGACCTTAATGGAAGGTGGAACACCAAAAAGTCACAATATGCACTTCTGTCCCCAGTGTGGTGCAAAAATCACTGAGTGTATTCCCAAGGAGAAACTGAATTGAAAATAGCATATATCATCTGCTGGTGCATTACAAATCTTGCGTTTATCGCAATGAGTGTATTCCTTTCGATATGGTCCGGGAATATGAACTATTTATGGTTTTTGACTGTGCCGATATTAAGTTTCTTGGACTTTGAAATTATAGAAACCAAATGCAAGAAAAAAGCTGACAAAAACGAAACAGACCCTTTTAATACGGAGGAAGATTAAAGTGAGTATATTCGTAGTTTTAATTCTAATGTTTTTAGCCCATATAGTTGACGACTTTTATTTGCAAGGCATTCTCGCGTCAATGAAACAAAAGGGTTGGTGGAAAGCAAATGCGCCTGATAAGCTCTACAAACACGATTACATAGCGGCTTTGATAGTGCATGCGCTTAGCTGGGCTATTATGATTACATTGCCGATACTATACGCATCGACTTGGGACCCACACTGGGCGGTCTATTTAATGCTTGCAGTAAATATGGCAATACACGCCACCGTGGACGATTTCAAGGCAAACAGGCGAAAAATTAACCTTATTACAGACCAGTCAATTCACATTACCCAAATCGTGTTTACTTGGCTCGTCTGGTCGGCATTATAAAATGAATGGAAAACCCCGCGATTTGGTATTTGTGTGTTCGCCCCTAAAAGAATATGAAGGGCATAGTCAATTCGACAATATTACCAATGCTATAAATTATAGTCGATTTGTTTTTGACCAAGGACATACACCACTTGCGCCGCATATAATTTTTCCGCAATTCTTAGACGATAATGACCCCGACGAGCGAGGAAAAGCCTTAGAGATGGGTAGGCAAATTTTAAGACACTGCGCCGAAATTTGGGTATTCGGCACTTACATAAGTGCGGGAATGCAAGACGAAATACTTCTCGCGCAACAATGGGAAATTCCCATTAAATATTTCAACTTTTTTAATGGAATCTATATAGAGGTAACACGATAATGTGTAAGTGGTATAAAGACGAATTCTGTACAAATGATAAGTGCCCCTACTGCACCGATTATTGCCCCGTCGCTCAAAACGATACGATTTGCAAATACAGAGAATCGGATATTATGACCGCCACCGACGAAGAACGCGAACAACAAATTAAACGGTACATAGGCGGTCTTCCCAAAGGAACACAAAAAGATATTTGGGACTACATAAGTTCTCTTAAAGAAAGGGTGGAAGACGCTCAGGCGGTCAAACTCTATGCGCTCAATATGCAAAACGGCGCAATCGATATGTCGCTTGAAAGCGAACACTGCAAAGCGTTTATGGCAACTATAATTCAGATATTCGAGCAGAACGGCGGAAAGAATTTCTTCACCACTACGGTTGAGCTTGATAATCGAAAGGGTGCCAGATATGCCTTAACTATTCAAAAAACGGACGGGCAGACCCCTGCCGAAAAGCTGGCGGATCTGCAAGCGGAAAATAACAGTCTGAAAGAAAAGAGTATAGCTTTCTTTAAGGAATTGAGAGAACTTTGCGACAATGTATTCCGTCAATACGACCTTACGGAAGACGAAGTAAACAAATACGAAAAACAATACGGCGTGGAGGCTAAAAGTGAGTAAATTTATTATATGGCGCAGGGGTAAAGGGAAGACCACCGAGCTTATAAAAGAGGCAGAAAAAGACCAACTCATTATTGTTTGCGCGAGCCGCGAACGCTGTAAGTTCATAGAACAAATGGCTAAACGTTTAAACCGAAACATTCCTACACCATTAAGTATATACTCTTGCGTATCAAGGGGGATAGAGCTTGGAAGTTCTTACAGGCACAAACAAGGGCAGGTGCTTATTGACGACGTTGAAGACGTATTACAGTCCATTATAGGGCTACCGTGCAAGATTATTACAGGAACAGGGAAAGTAGAGGAAAAATTAACGCTCTGGCAACGTCTAAAGAGAAAGATAACTTTTACAGATAAGAATTGTGAGCCAACGGAGGCAGAAAGTGAGAATTAAGGTAATAGATAAACAGACAAACAATGTCGTTTACATAGTTCAAATTCTTTCGCCTACTGTTTGTGCTTACATAGAGCAGGACGGAACACGGTTACAATTCTGCAACCCTATATTCTTAAAGATAGACGACGATGCGTATAAATCAAAGAAGGACGAGTGATTATGGATACAATACTTTTATGTTTGCCGATAGGAATAATTAAGGGACTGATTGACGGGGAAATCAAGGATATTCCGTGGGTAATTCATCATTATCTTAAACCGCCGTTTAAGGTTTACGCATACTGCAGTAGCCACGAAACATTCAAAGTTGACGGAATACTGCCACGTTTATTTCATATCAAGGACGGCGATTCCGCGCCATATATCAGCGAAGGAATACCTGCAAGTCCTAACCAGTCATTGAAGTTTGAAATCATAAACGGCAAGGTTCCACTCAGTTTCATTTGCGATAAAATAAACGAACTTGAAAAGAGCGACAAGCATCCTTTCAATTATGCTTGGAATGTATCAGAACTTACAATACTTGATAAACCTATGACCCTTGGGCAATTTAAGCACCGTTGCCCGAATAAAAAACAAAAATGCGGAAAGTGCAAATATAAGTTGAATGATAGCCCACTCGAATCAATTCGTTGCGGCGCGAATATCACACAAGCACCCACGCCTTGGTGTCATATTAGGGAGGTTTAAAAGGTCAATGTTAAGAAAAATGAAGTCTGTCTTATCAATATCAACAGTAATAGTTTTTATTCTTGAATTTTGCGTTATTTGCGCCATATAAGGGGGTCTATCGTGGGAAAAATAGCAATAAGGTGTTGCGGAAAGTTAAATGAAAAGCCGTGCTCGAATATATTAGCTTACATACAAGCTGACGGAAAAATAACCACCGCCCGGCACGGACGTTCAGTCGAAATTTCAACAAAAGAGAACGGTGGCAGTGTTACAATTACCTGCGAACGGTGTGGACAAAAAAATAAAATTGAGTCCGAAACTATTTGGAAAGTCAAGAAAAATTAAAAAATTTCCTAAAATGTGCAAGAATTTAGGAAAAATTCTATTGACAAAAAAAATAAATGTTGATAATATATAATAAAATTAAATATTTTCAACAACATACTAATGCAGTAAATCGGAATGTATTTTCCACCCGCGAATGCGTTGCAAAGCAGTTGGCTACGAACATTGATTATTCAGTGTTGCTATCTTTCCGTTTACTTGTTTTTGTGAATTCACGCCGTATAGCAATGCTGTACGGCGTTTTTCTATGTCAAACAATGAGAGTGAGAGAAACTTTTCAACAACCGAATATTGCCATTGCTGCGGCGCAGAACTGACAGAAGATAACTGTCGGCAGGTTTCTGCGTCTTTTAGCGTGAATGGACTTAGCCACCTTTGCATTAGCTGTGAACAAGACTTTTATGAAAAGCTGGCTCACACCGAAGGAAGATACATTGCACTTTTCCACGCTTGCGCCGCGCTGAATGTGCCCTGCAAGCCGATTGTACTTGAAGACGTTAAAGATTTCGATACTTGCAAAGACCCTTGGATAACCTATATTAACTGCCTTTCTGAGAAAAAGGAAGACCGCAAGGGTAGAAAGATACTTACCTTTTTTGACGGCGTTACAAATATGCGCGAAATCTTCGGTAAAGATTTAACCGAGAAAGATTTCGTAAAACATATCGTCAACGAGCGCGCAAAGCTCAGTAAACTTCCCGGCACGCCCGAACAAAGAGCGAAGTGGGGCACAAACCCTGACTGGAAGACCAGTGAAGATTACGATGAACTTGACCGTCTTTATGAGGCGCGTGAAAGCAGTTTTAAGGGGCAGACCTTAACACTTCAACAAGAAAACGCTCTTATGAACGTTGCAAAGTGGAGTTTAAAGTTAGATAAGCTAATCGAAAAGGGTAACTTTACGGGCGCAAAAACTCTAACCGATATGATAGATAAAACTCTCGCAGCCGAGAGTATGCGCAAAAAAGACGAGAAGCCTGTTGAGCATTTTAGACCCGATGCGTGGGTTGTTGCGCTCGAACGCGCAGGGTTAATGGCTGACGGAAAATTCCTTAACCTTGCAGATACCATAGCGGCAATAGACAAAAATCTATTGCGCAAACGTAAATACAACTACACTCTTGACGTGTTAGACCAGTCAATGCTTAAAATGTACAACTGTGTAAGACAGAACGCTGACCTTGCAGCAGTCTATGAGTTGCCTGCTGAATTGACGGTTGACGACGAACTTGGGGAATTCTCGTCAGAAGAAACGGACGATGAGAAGAAACGTAAAAAGTACGCGAATTTAACCCCGATAAGAAAGAATGACAGTAACAGCGACGGCGGTGAAGAATAATGCCGACTGGAAAGACTTACAGCAAGCAAATGGGACGCTGGATAGACAAGGACACCCAGCAAGCATTTGACTATGAAAGCATAAACCAAGAATCGTCGGCACTTCTTATTTCATTTTTCCGCTGGTACCCCGATTACTTTCTTGACATAATCGAAAGCGACAATTCCGATTATTCTTTGGAACTTCCGCAACGTCTTATATTAAGAGCGTTTGCGCGAAACCAAAAAACAATGATTACTGGTCCGCGTGGCATAACCAAAACGTACTGCATTATGCTGTCGGATATGATAGACGGTGTACTGTCGCCGGGTGAAGTTATCAGATACTACGCACCATCACTTAAACAAGGTGCGGAACTCGCAGCAACGGCATTTCACCAAATCGAAAAGAATTACCCCGCGCTCGCAAGTTGCTGGATAATCAAATCGGAAACAAAAGACCTATTCAAGATTATCACGATATATGGTTCGGAACTTGCCATCGGTGCAATTCAGGGCGGTAACTGCTCGCAGTTGAACGCGGAAGAAATTGGACAGGAAACCGACCCGAAATTCGACTTTAACGATTTTGAAAGTAAGGTATTACCTACAAATCGTTTAACGAGGTCCGTCAATAAAATGCCTGACCCCGTACATATTAACAACAAGATTAAGATAATCACGAACGCGAGCAGTAGGCTCAACGCAGCGTATTATAAATACCATAATAACTTTTTACAGCAAATGATAAGCGGCGAAATGGGACTTGCGCTTGTAATTGATATGAGCTGGGAAATCTCAGTCATAACAAACATACGAAGTATCTCATATGTTGAAGACCTTCGCCGAACAATGACCATTGACGACTTCTTGCGCCAAATGAGCGGTACATATACGGGTTCGAGTGATAACCCGATAGTAACCGATGAAACGCTTTCTAAAAGTCGTAAGCTGCTTGCTATGGAAGATAGTCATTGCGGCGACCCTGAAGTTATCTACATTGTGGCGCACGACGTATCTTATGAAGATGGTGCTAAAAACGCAAAGTGCGCCGACACTGTAATCAAACTTACAAAATATACGCAAGTACATAAGCGCGACAAGTACAGAAAGCAAGTGGTATATGTGGACAGTTATGCACCGCCCGCAACCGACTACCACCAAGCTATGAAACTTAAAGCGTTATGGCGCAAATATTGTTGCAATTCGGCGGGCACGACATATCTTGTTATCGACGCACAAGCCTACGGCAAAAGTGTCATAGAAGAACTTATGAAACCCACGAATGACGGTTCGTTACCGCTCTGCTGTTATGAGCACATGCGCTATCGTGAACTTGAACAGCCACACGCATTGCCCGTCATATATCCCTTAAAAGCGGGTACTCGCGGTTCTCACGACGAAGATGCGGAAATGATACGCTATGCACAGATTGAGTTTGAACAAGGCAACGTTGAATTGCTCACCGTAAATATTTACGACGGCATTGAACAGTACAAACTCAAGCACAATATAAAAGACAATTTTGCAGATTCCAGAATAGTTATTCCCTACAAGAAAACCGACGAACTCTGCCAGCAAATTCAAAACCTGCGCGCATCAACCGCAGGTACAACCGTAAAGGAAGAAAGGAAGTCAAAAGCGGTACAACGCGACGACTGGTCAGCTTTAAAGTACGGGTTAAGAATGGCGCAGATCCTTGAAGGTAAATTAAAGAGCGCGAACTACAAGCGCAAGAGCTCTTGGGAAGACGAAATCGCAAAGGTGCGCGGTGGCGGTTCGATAGGTGTCGGCGGTGCGCCAACAACAATAGCATCGGAAAGGAACAGGCTTTTAGGTTTAAGGACTGGTGGAAGAAAATAATGCCGAGAGTAAAAAAATTTAAGCTCTATGCGGGGCGAACCCTTGAAGTGCCGAAAGGTGTAAAGTATTCGTTTATACCGAGCCACATGCAGTATTTACTTTTATATACCGACACTAAGCCGGGCGAAGATTTTGTAAAGGTTCCCGAAGACCAGCTTTCAAGAGAAGAACACGAATGGTTGCTCGGTTGCAAGTACGCAGTAAACAGTGCAGCCATTCAAAAGAACCAACAATCTTATACAAACTATTTGAATAATTTCCTTGACAACGTTGAGAAAGAACTCGCCGCCGAGCAGGAAAAAATCAATAATAATAGTAATAACGACAACACTAAACCCAAAGCCAAAAAGAAAAAGCAGTAATCCATAAGTAAATAAATACGAGGACGCAAGTGGGAAATAAAAAGAAAGGGACGAGAGGTGCGAGCGGTCAAACGGTTACATTACCTGCACCGCAAGATACACCGCCCCCCAAGCCTAAAACTTCATATACCGCCGACACATTAGAGCGGTTTCACCAACTTGCGGCTAAGTTTGGCTCTCTGCCCAACGACGCGATTTATTCCGCGTTTACAAGGGCGGGGCGCGCTATGGCAAATCAAGCGAGCATTCAGAACCAACGTGTAAAAACTATTTCGCCACTTCCTGCCGATTACAGCAAAGCCGAACTCGGCGAATTCTTAACGGCACCGCAGTCAAGTGAAAAGCAATTACAGCAAATATCGCAGGCGTTAAGGTTTACGGTCTATCCGTACTTCAAAATAACTAAACTATATGCCGACATATTAACCTATCGTCATTTCACGATTCCCCAGTATCTCGAAAAGGACAGCGCAAAGTCTGACGAATTCTGGCGCGAATTCCGTTTAGTTGATAAAATCGAGAAAGCGGTCAAAGTTGAACAACTTGGGCATCAAGCAAACGGACAGTCAAACATATTCGGCAAATCATTTTACATACTGCGGCACAATATAGACCGCTCACACAATAAAGTTAAGTATATGTTTTACCAACAACTTCCTCAAGAGTGGTGTAAAATCATAGGCTTTAACAACATAACCAAATATACAATCTCTTTCAACTTAATGTACTTTCTTCAGCCCGGTACAGACTGGCGGCAATACGGCGACCTGTTTGAACCGTATATGGAAGACTTCGATGCAATCTTCCAAAAGAAGAAAGACGAGAAGAAAAGCCGTGCTTTCGTTTACGCAAGCGAATGTCAAAAAATTGGCGGTCAACCCACAGATGGTGCAACCGAGCTTTCCGACAGAACTTGCAATATAGAAGTCGGCAACCGCAAATATTGTCTGCATATCGACAATGTAAACAGTAGCGGCGCAGGCAACCCAAAAATGTTTATGCAGAACGGACGCTGGGCATACGATGTTACGTTACCTATTGACCGCGTGTGGACGTTCGAGATAGACGATACAACACCTATCATTGCGCCGCCTATGTCGGGACTTATGCAGTCATTTACACAGCAAGCGGACTTCGAGGCGGCACAGCTCAGCATAGTTGTGAACCCGCTCGTTAAAATCTTTACTGGCGAAATTCCTTACCGCAGTCAAAATGACGGTGCGTCCGAAGAAGACGCTTTCAGTCTTTCCTTAGACTCTCGAAAGCTGTTTGAAATTTACTGGAATATGCTTATGGCAAATTCCAACACGGGTGGTACGGCGTTCTTTACGGCACCAGTACAAAACATTAAGAGCCACGATTACGCAGAGGCGGCAAACGCAAACGATATTTCTTCGAGTTTCAATTCGTATGTAATGGAAAAGGCGGGGCTGACCGCACTAATTCCTGCAAACGAGAACCCGCACCAAGGCATATCGCAGTATTCCGCAAAGCTCGAAGCGCAATTCCCTATCTGTATATATAGAACGCTTGAAAATATGGTCAACCACTTATTTGAGAGTCTTAATCTTGAATATGAGTGGCACTTCCAAATGTTTGGCGATATATACGCGGAAGCTACAATGCGTGCAGACGCAATGAAACAGTTAAACATAGGCGACCTTTCGGCGTGGTTTGTGCTTGCGGCCCTTGACGGACAGTCAATCCTTGATAAACTCTCAATGAGCAGAGCGGTTAAGGAAAGTGGCTTACTCGATTACTTAATACCGCCTAAAACTTCATATACACAGTCGGCGAACGACCAGTCGGCAACACCCAAACAGACGGGTGCACCACAGAAGACTGAGCAAGAAGTTGAAGAAACTAAGGTGCAGAAACAAAGCGAGGGTGAAAGTACCGATGGCAATGAATGATTTGCAAGAAGTTATGAAAAACCCAAGCATAGAAAAGGCAGCTAACGCCGCGCTTAAAAGAGGGAATCACATAGAAGTGCATTCTTCAAAAGACGGTATTAAAGTGTTTGAGGTCAGCAAAAAGCTGGTTGCGACAGTAAAAATAAATAATCAATAATATACGCGGGCTTGCGCCCGCCCATATCGCAGAGTAGAGCAATGGTAGCTTGCTGGGTTCATAACCCAGAGGTTGGTGGTTCGAGTCCGCCTTCTGCAACCAAATAAATAATCGCCGTTGCAAGTGGGCAACGGCAAGAGCCAAAAGGGGCTATGAGTACTGCAGTGGTGTGGTACCCGTAGCCCTTAATTCATTTTTTGAGAGGTAACACTATGGACGAACCTATCGAAAAACCTATTCACCGTATATTAGACGGTCAGCTTAAACTTTGCGAAACTTCAAACCCTATGTTGCGCAAAGTCGTTTTAATGCTTTTAAATGACACAGTATGCAGAAATAACTGGTTGTTTGAACACATAGAAGACCATTTAAACGACGTTGCCGAAATTCCTATTCTCTATTCAGTAATTAACGGAAAGATTGCAAACGGGCACGATTTTGAAATGGTAAGAGATCCGAAGACTGGAAAGCTCTACCCGTCATATATCGGCGCGAACTGTGAGCACCCCGCAGGCTGGATAAAGGAAACGGAAGACGGCAAGTTTAACCCTCACATTGAAAATATTGACGGCAAGAACTGGATAGTTGCTATCGGTACGCTGTGGTATTTCTACAACCGTGAACTCATTGACGAAATTGAGCGTAACGGTGGGCAAATGAATGTCAGTATTGAGGCTGACGTTTACAAAAACCGCATTGTTGACGGTGTTGAGTACGAAGAAGAATATCGCATAGTCGGTGTAACAATTCTGGGTACTGACGTGCCGCCCGCATTCGCAGGTGCAAATATCAGAAAACTTTCTGCAAGTATAGGCGAGCTGGAACAACTCAAAATAAGAGCTGCCTCTTACGAGCAGGTAGATAATAGTGAGCCGCAAACTCAAAACAATAAAAATTTAAAAAAGGAAGGAACAGACAGCATGAATAAGTTGAAAGTCAAAGACTTAGACGGCAAATTCCCCGGCTTTAAGGTTCTTGCGGTGCAAGACGAAAATGTTGTGTTGCTTTCGGAAAAGGGCGAATTTTTCCTTTCGTCGGCAAAAAGCGAAAACGGCGAAATAATTTGCGGTAGCAAATCGGAAATCACCCCCGTAATTCTTTTTGCGAACGAGGGGGGACTTAAAATAGAACTTCCCGTCGCAATGATTACCGAAAGTTTACAGGCACGTTGCGCAGAGCTTGAAAAGAAGTACGAGGACGAACACAAGACGTGTCAGACGGCGACAACCGCTTTGGAAACTATGCAGGCAGCGGAAAAGGTTCGCAGACGCGACGAGGCAACGACGGCTATCAAAGCGCGCCTTGCTCAGATTAACGCGGACCGCCCCGAAGACTGCAAATTCAAAGAAGAAATTTGTGCAAACTTGCTTACTGCCGCAGCAGAAGACAAGTACACAAACTTGGTTGACGCGGAAGGCAAGTTTATCGGCGCAAGCATAGCGGCAAGGGACGTTGACGCTTTGTGTATGGAAGAACAAATTAAGTATCAGAAAGCACAGGCAGAAATCAAGACCGCCAGCGAGAAAAAGACCTTCGCTTGGGAACAGCCCATCGGCGAACCGCAGAAAGCGAACGAAGGCATTCTGGGCGCAATATCCAGAGTAATGAAATAATAAATAAGGAGAACAAAAATGTCATTCATTAAAGAAACATTATTTGAAGTTGCCATTCCCGACGGCGTTAAAAACACTTCGGGTAAATTCAATAAACTTGACGACGAAAAACTCGTTCCCGAAGACTGCAGTTCGGGTATGCTTTGCGTACAGCACTCTCTTACGGAAAACGAAGGCTACGAAGTTGCGAAGTATAAGAACGGCAACGACTGGAACTATATCGCAGCCGCAAACGGTAAAGTGGGCGGCAATACGGGCGACGCAACGGGTATCTATGCGTTTAACAACTACGCTCGCAACAGAGCAGTTGACGGCAACGGCAACGTATGGGTCGAGGGCAGAAACACGCTCGGCATAGGACTTCCCGCAGGCGAACGCGGCGATTTCAAAGAACTTTTCGTAGGTAAGCAATACTTCCTCGGAAAAGGTAACTTTGCAACCGCACCCGCAGACGATACGCACAAGTTCGCAACCATAAAGGACGGCAGACTTGTTG